AAATCTAATTGGTTCATACCAATAATAATTTTATTAGTTGATTTTTCCAGAATATACCAATCTGGTATTTCAGTCGTAAAATGACCTTCACATTTTTTTTCAAAACAAATTTCAAATCGGTCTGTGTCTAATGCTAATTTTGTGATAAATTGTTTTACTATATTATTGAACTTATTGCCTCTAATAACCCCCTTTGTGCCTGCTGGTATCAATTGTAATAAATATTCTTGTATTATTTTTTGTTTTGTTTCTTCATCAATATATTTTCCCAATACATCACTAAGTTTTTTTATTTCATTTTTAACAGAATTACAATCTTTATATTCACACATTAATTTTGCGTCAGTTAATTCTTCCAAAGTTTCATAACAAACTTCTTTCTTTATTCTTGCGTTAATATCTTCCATAGATAATTCAGGTTCAATAACGAGTATAACTTTTTTGTCTGTCATCTTGTAATATTGGTTCATTTCAATATATAAATAAACTACTTAAAGATGTTATCAAAATGAGGGATTATCTGTAAAAACAGTTGGATTTGAAATGTTTGACCCTTGTTGAATTGCGGGTTTTAATTGGTCTATGATAAAATAACCAGCAACAACGCTAAAATAAACCAATAATGAATCCCTAATTAACAATTTTAGTGGTTTATTTTCTTTATCAACAATACGCATTTCAATAAATTTAATTATAAAAAAAATAATAGAAATAATCGCAGCTGTTACAAAAATATTAGTCATTTTATATATTTTAACTTAGAACAAAGATTTATTTAATTTTACGCATTTTATCTTCCAGTCCATACTTTTACTACGGGATATTTTGATTTATTGTTTGTTTTCAAGTCATTAATATATTCATCAAAATTATATCCCCACGATAATGAATTTGTTATTACACCTAATAATGAATTAATTTTTATTAAATCCCTACATTCTATGTTGAATATTGCACCCATTATTCTCTCTAAACAACATCTATCACTTCTATTATGAACAGCATTTAATATACTAAATAAATTATATTTATTCTGTATATTGCATAAAAATTTATGATTTATAAATGATTGAACACCAAAACAACCGTTCCAATCATTATTTCTATTGAACTTGTATAATGAATCAATCTTCATATTTTCTAATAAACAATCATTAATATTTTTATTATTTTTTAAATATGATGTTATTCTTAATGAATTCTGAATATTTTCTTCTTTCCCAAAATCAAAATGCCATAATGGTAATACGGGTAATTTGATTTTTCTAAAATTTACTTTTATATGAAAAAATACGCTATCGTGTATTATTACCGCCTTTTCAAAATAATGGTTTTTATAAAAATAATAATATGGTAATAATTCACCTCGTTTTGGAAATTCAGATTGAACATACTCTACATTTTTGTATTCGTGATGTTTTTTAACGAAATCGTAATTACTATTATCATCGATTACAACAATTTTATAAAATTCAGGAGAATAAAAACGCCTTATACATATTATACATCTATTCCAATAATCATTTGTTTTTTCATTATTTACGTGTCTGGTAATTATGAACCCGATTGACATTATTATATACAAATATAATAATAAAATACTTTTACGTTATAAAAGTTGGGATTTCATCAATATTAATTAATGTATATTTTTTTGGTAAATCACTTTTTTTAACTAAATAACTCATAAACTCTTTTCTTTCCAGTTGAAGAACTGGTGTATGTCTATGAACACATCTTGAAATCATTTTGTATAACTTGAAATCTGGATATCTCTCAATTCCATTTGTTTTGTATAAAATATTCGTATTATTGTCATCGGTGCACCAATCAACAATTATCTTTACTATATTTGAACACTTATTTATATCTTTAATGTCATCTAAGTCATCAATAATATAATCAAATATAGAACAAGCCAACCGACATAAATCAAAACTATAATTAGGTTCTAATCTTGGTTTTTTATCATTAAAGTATGGTTCAAAGTTATATTGAGTTGATGCGTCATTACCGTATTCAAAACTATCACTACAAAATAATATTTGATTATATGTATAAATACTTCTTCCAAAATCGATTATTTTAAATATACGTCCAAATGTTGGAACTTTATAATATTTTTTATTATACAAATAATATATATATTTTTTATCTGTATTGTTATACATTACATTATTCGTATGAAGGTCGTTATGAGTAAAAGAAAAACATTTTTGATATGTAATTAATATCATTATAATTTGCATTAATATTGAGAACCATTCATCATCATTCAATTGATTATTAAAAATTAAATTGTCTAATGTATTATTACAATTTTCCATACAAATTAGATTTATTGGAAATTTTGGAATTGTAGCATAAACTGGTTGTTCAATACTATTTTCAGTTTCACCGTCGCTTTCGCTTTCGCTTTCGCCTTCGCTTTCGCCTTCGGTTTCACTTCCACTTTCTGTATTTAACTCATCAAAATCCTCATTTGTTATACTTGTATGAGAAGTTCTTGAAGAACAAGATGAAGAAGATTTTATTGTAGTTGTTTTATTTTCAGATTTTATGATAAAATAATTTGAATTAGTAACATCTATTAAATCTAATGAACTATTTTTTAAATCGTCTAATGTAAATGATTTATCTTCAAACAAATCTTCAAATAAATTATCATTAATTGTTTCAACAGATAATATAGAATTTTTTGTATCATTATTTTCTATTTTTATTGGTTTTTTTTTAGAGTTGATATTTTCATTTAATAAAAAACTATAATCATCCACTTTAAATTCTATATTTTTATTTTTATTAAAATAGTCAGATTTACATAAATAGTCAATATCATCAACAATATTAATTTTATAATTTGATTTTACGCCTAAAAATGCGCCATAATAGTCGACCCCGTGTAAAAAATTATATTTATGAATAATTTTACTAGTTAAAAAAGAGAATAAACTATCAATATATGATGAGTTATTTTTGTCTATAAATTTATAATAAACATCTTTATTCGTGGAGTTTAATTTGGGTAATTTATACAATTTGTCATCATTAATATTATATTTTCCTACTAAATATTTAAATGGGTCAATTAATGGTGCATATTTTATAAAAATTTCTTTTTCTACTATCATTCCATTTTCAATATTTTCTAAAATAGCATTATAAATATTATCTTTATTTTCGTGTTGATTTAATAAATTTTTAATATACCATTTATTATTAAAATTAACACTATTAAAATTGTTTTCATTAAATGAAAAGAAATTATTGTATATTGGAATATAATTTTGAACTTTTAATAATGATTTTTTAAAATTTTTAAATAATTCTAAATTATTTCTTTTTTCATAATTGATGTTTAATTGTCCAGACATTAATAATAGTTTGTGTAATATTAATATAATTCATTTTTAACTTATTCTAAGTATACGACTTGAGAATGTGCGTTAATAAAAATTATAAAAAAAATTATATATATAATAAAATGACACTTGAATTAAAAAAATTTGATATGAAAACGATATCATTTAAACCGAATGAATCCAAAGGACCAGTTGTTGTATTAATTGGTAGAAGAGATACAGGTAAATCATATTTAGTTAGAGACTTACTATATTACCATCAAGATATACCGATTGGTGTAGTAGTTGCTGGAACTGAGGAAGGTAATGGTTTTTATGGTAAAATGGTTCCAAAATTGTTTATTCATAACGAATATAATACTGCGATTATAGAAATTATTCTAAAAAGACAAAAATCCGTATTAAAGCAAATGAAAAAAGAAGTAGAAACTTATAAAAGAACTACTATTGACCCACGTGCCTTTGTAATATTAGACGATTGTTTGTATGATGGTGCTTGGACAAGAGATAAGATGATGAGATTATTATTTATGAATGGACGTCACTGGAAAATAATGTTAATAATAACTATGCAATATCCATTAGGAATACCACCAACTTTAAGAACAAATATAGATTATGTTTTTATATTGAGAGAACCGTACATAGCAAATAGAAAACGAATATATGAGAATTATGCGGGAATGTTTCCAACATTTGAATCGTTTTGTCAAGTTATGGATCAGTGCACGGAAAATTATGAGTGTTTAGTAATTAATAATAACGCAAAATCAAATAAATTACACGAACAAGTATTTTGGTATAAAGCAGATGCACATAATGACTTCAAATTAGGAAGTAAGGAATTTTGGGAATTATCAAAAGGAATAAATTCTGATGATGAAGATGAAAAATATGACCCAAATAATGTAAAAAAGAGAGGACAAGGACAAAAAATAAGCGTAAAAAAAACAAAATGGTAATATTTACAATTACTTTGAATTACTTGGATTAGAATGATGAATTACGTGGTTGTGTTGAATATCATAATATAAATTTCTTAAATATTCGTTGTTAAAGAAGCAATCTGGTTTAAATCCATTTGTATCGAAACCACATAAAATATTTTCTTCTTTAATTTGCGGAATAAATTCTTTAACTAATTTAAAAAAATTTATTCGGGATTGAGGACCAATCCCATATTGTATGTTTTTTTCCCAGTTACAACTAGCAGTTGGATTATTTGTTAAAATATAAACTTGAACATTTTTTTTATATAAATGTTTAAACATCTCTTTTAATTTATTCAATCTGTTAATTGAACCAGCATAATATAAAGCAATTTCGTAATTAGTAATTCCATAATTAAGTAATTCTTGTTCATATTCTTTTGTAGATGGAATAACAATTCCTTCTGTTACAGAAAGGGTTCCATCCCAATCAAAAATAACAACTTTTTTCTTAATAAATTTATTATTAGACCAATCAATTAAATCAGTAATATCAGAATAAGAAACTCCAATATTTGTTGCGATTTCTTTAAATCCATTTTGATTTAAATAAGCAGCATATTTATTTGTTGGATACATTTTTAAAAAAATACTGGTATAAAGTTTTGAATTATGATTACCCATTAATACTTCCATATTGGGGTTGCTAGACACTTTAATAGCTTTCACAAATTTTTTAGATTTTTTAAATTGTTCTATCATATTATCTTGATTATCATAAAATCGTATTTCTCCAATATGTTTTTTGTTTTTTCTAGTTTTATTATTTTTATATTTTCTCATATATTATAATTTTAGTTTTTTTCAATTAAAATTATATAAATTAATCAGTTTTCTTGTAATTTGCAAAAGGACCACTTACAAGTTTTGATTGTCCATAATCCGTTTTTCCTGTAACTATATTATCTCCTTCAAATAATTCATTTCGAATATCAGCAACAGATATTTCGTCATTTTTATTTGTGAAATTATTTAATTGTGTGTTCATACTATTTACACCAATTAGATTTCCATCATCATCTATATTTTGTGTCAAAACAGAACCAGATTTTTCGGCAATTTTAATATTTTCTTCAATCGCTTTTCTCTTTGTTTCTTTTACTCTTTCTTCAAAAGAATTTTTAGCAAAACTTTCATTCTTTGTTTTTTCTCGCATTAGATTATTCAATTCTTCTTCTAAATATTCAACACGCCCTGTTTTATAAGCTTCTGGGTCCCAAGGCATCCATAATCCAACAGGACCAACATAAACATCGTGATTTGGGTCAAGTTCCCTTAACATCTTGCACCTTAATTCTGCTTCTTCTAACGTTGGAAATACACCACGAACTTTCAACCCTCTTATAGAAGTTTGAAAATTATGTTGAATATTAAATGATTTTTCCATTTCGTCTTCATTATTGTCTAAAAAGGTTTTATATTCATCATCTAAACTGGTAGAAGATAAAATTTCTTGTTCTTCTTTGATAAAATCTTGAAAGTCCTTCGTAATATCATCAAAAGTAAGACTATATTTATAACTAATAAAATTTAGAAACTGCACCATTTTTTCCATACTTTTATTAAACTCCCATTTCTTTAAAAATTCTTGAAAGAAAAATATTTCTTTTTGTTTTAAGATTTTTTCAGGTGAAACAAATGATACACAAACAAACTTTTGATTGGCGATTGGTTTATCTTCTTCTAGTAAATCTACATATTTACTGTTTGTTTTACTATTTTTATTATTCTTTTTTTCAGAATTATTTGTTTTAGCATTATTTTTTTTTGAACTACTCATTTATAATTATTTATAAATATTTCATTTTAAGTTTTTATTTTATAATATATTTTATTTTTTTTCTTTTTATTTAATATAAGAAATGTTTGATATTGGTGAATTAGTAAAAAGAGTTATTAAATATTTAGTTGAAGGTTTAATGGTTTCTATCGCTGCTTATGCTATTCCTAAGCGTTCCTTGAATTTAGAAGAAATTGTATTGATTGCTTTAACTGCTGCCGCAACTTTCTGCATATTGGATACTTATATTCCTAGTATTGGTGTTTCTACTCGTTCTGGGGCTGGTTTAGGAATTGGGTTGAATATGGTTGGATTTCCTGGGGGTCTTTAAGTAGTAATTTAATATAATATTATTATTAAACTAAAATAATAATATTTTTATACAGTTGGAATGAACTCCCAATCTAACTCTTGACAAATCTTTTTCCATATCGCATCCTGTTCTATTAGTTTCTCTCTATCTTTTAGCATCGGGATTTCTATCAAATATTGGGTTTCGCATAATAATTCAAATAGTTTATACAATACGTAATAATAATGAAGAAAATTCACTCTGTAATCTGGACAATGTTTAGCATAAGGATATTGAATCTCCATAAAAAAATTACATAATGTTTCTTCTAATTCTTGACTAATTATTGGGGGTTTTATTCCTAATTTATCTTTTATAAAATTTATATGCTCATAATATTTATTATAAGATAATTTCTTCAATAATTCTTTTGTTTTGTAATAATTCATCTTATTTATTTCAATTCTCTCTTTTTTTATTTGTTGTTTCAAATTTTCAATTACTTCAATAGGTATTTGTGTTGTCTCTTTTCCTTGAAATTGTGCTAATATCTCCTTGAAATGATTTATCTTTTTATAAGCATAAAAACACACCTCTTTTGGTGGTTCTTTATACGACGGTTTGTCATTCTCAATTAAATATTGAACATTTTTATAACAATTATTACAAATTAACACACCTTCATCATCCATAGGTATTAACTCTCCTTTATTACACGATAAACATACATCAGTTGAATACATAAATGAATTTATATCTATAAATGACTCATCTATATTACTTAAATATTTTGAAAATATATTATTATTTTTATTTTCAATTATATTATTATCTTGTTTGTTTATTTTGAAAAAATTATCTAATATCTTGTTTTTGTTTTTTGTTATATCTCCAATCGATATATTTTTCTTGTTTTCAAAGTAATCAAATATATATTTAGAATTATCTAAATAATAATTCTTCTTTTTTGTTTTTAAAAATTTTATTTTTTCTTTTGTATCTTTTATTTCATCTTTTATATCCATTACTTGTTCTATTGTTAAACTTTCATTTATCTCTAACTTTTTACATAGTTCTTCGCATTCTTTTCTTAATTTTGGAATCTTTTGGTTCTCATCCTTATTGAAATCATTCACAAATTCACGATGCTTTCCATCTAATGTTGTTATCGACCTTTTATTCAGTTTTATTTTTTTTATTGTTTTTGTTTTAAAAGAGGGCATTTTCAATATATGCTTTTATATTTAATTTTTAATTGATTATTTAACAAAATATATTTTATTTTATGTTTAAACAACAATTTACTTTTCTTAAAAATTTATAATATGGACATAACTATTAATAATGATATTAATATTAATAATATCGATAATATTAAATTGAAAAAAATGCTTTTTTTATTTAATGCTATTAATGATGGATGGACTATTAAAAAAAATAACGAATCTTATATCTTTCAAAAAAAACACGAAGGCAAAAAAGAAATCTTCTTAGACACTTATTTAATCAACTTTCTTAAAAAAAATTTTGAATAAAACCCCGTAAGCTACGCTCGTTTTTATATAATTTATGGTACAAAGAAAAAAGGAAAGTATGGCGAAACGAAACCAAGAAGTATGGAAAAAAATGAAATTTAGGCAATACTCTTTTTGGTCGGTCTAATAGGTGTGGTTTGGATAATCGTTTAGAAGTATTGAAAAAATTATTGAATTATCTCATTATCAACATTCCTGAAAATCATATTGAAATAAAATATCATCATTTACAGTCTAAAAAATAATGGTCGTAATTTATAAATAATAATATTCAATAAGTAATTTAATAAATTAATTAAGCGTAAATTTCAAATTTTTTTTTCTTTAGCAATACTATAACGAAAAAATGGCGGGCGGGTTAATGCAATTAGTAGCTTATGGCGCACAAGATGTTTACCTAACAGGTAATCCACAAATAACTTTTTGGAAGGTGACTTATAGACGATATACTAATTTTTCAATTGAGTCGATTGAACAAACGTTTAACGGACAAGCGGACTTTGGACGTCGTGTTACTTGTATAATCAGCAGAAACGGAGATTTAGCTTACCGCACTTATCTTCAAGTGACTTTGCCTGAAATCAACCAATATATGGGAAATACTACTTCATTAGCAAATGGTGCAGGAAGTGTTTATGCTCGTTGGTTAGATTTTCCAGGAGAACAACTCATCGCACAAGTTGAAGTTGAGATTGGAGGACAACGAATTGACCGTCAATATGGTGACTGGATGCACATCTGGAACCAACTTACTATGACCTCTGAACAACAACGAGGATACTTCAAGATGATTGGAAATACCACTCAACTAACTTTCATCACCGACCCTTCTTTCGCTGATATTGATGGACCTTGCGACTCCCTTGCCCCAAGACAAGTGTGTGCCCCAAGAAACGCCCTTCCTGAAACCACTCTTTACATCCCACTCCAATTCTGGTTCTGCACAAATCCTGGTTTGGCTCTTCCTTTGATTGCCTTACAATATCACGAAGTTAAAATCAACCTTGATATTCGTCCAATTGATGAATGTTTATGGGCTGTGACCTCATTAAGTTGCAACAGCGCAGGAAACGGTAAGAACGCAACTCAATATTCAGTTGGAACCACGGTTGCCGCAACAATCGCTTACAATCAATCTTTGGTTGCTGCTTCTTTGTATGTTGACTATGTTTTCCTTGATACTGATGAACGAAGACGTTTTGCCCAAAACCCACACGAATACCTTATTTCTCAACTCCAATTTACTGGTGATGAGTCCGTCGGTAGTTCCTCAAACAAGATTAAGCTTAACTTCAATCACCCTGTTAAGGAATTGATTTGGGTTGTCCAACCTGACCAAAACGTGGATTACTGTTCTTCCTTACTATGTGATTCTCTTTTGTTCAAGGTTCTTGGTGCTCAACCATTCAACTATACTGATGCGATTGATGCCCTTCCAAATGCCATCCACTGTTTCGGTGGTCCATCTGAGGTAACTGCTGGAAACTATATTGATGCTCGTGGTCTTTTCGAAGATGCTGGTGCGTTAGATGCTATTGAAGGAGGAAATGGCTTTACTGGATACTGGCACGGACCTAATGATATGTATAACGAAGCTAACTTGGGGGGTAATAATGTTGGTGTTAATCAATCCCAAAATCTTGCTAATGCTCTTGCTAGTGTTGGATTAAGTAATGTTGATGAGCTAACTGGTGCTAAAACTTTGGTTAACAATTATGGAGAACCATACTATGTTAGTCACGCTGGACATAACAACAACTCTAAGGTCTCTGATGCTGGAACTTTCGTCCTTTCTGAAACCTCCCTTGATATGCACTGTTGGGGACAAAACCCAGTCGTTGTTGCCAAGCTTCAACTCAACGGGCAAGACCGCTTCTCTGAGCGTGAAGGTTCCTACTTCTCGTGGGTTCAACCTTACCAATCCCACACTCGCAACCCTGATGAAGGTATTAATGTTTATTCATTCGCCCTCCGCCCAGAAGAGCATCAACCCAGCGGCACGTGCAACTTCTCACGAATTGACAACGCAACTCTTCAACTTGTGCTCTCAAATGCTACCGTTGAAGGAACCAAGACTGCCAAGGTTCGTGTCTACGCTACCAACTACAACGTGTTACGTATTATGAGTGGTATGGGAGGGTTAGCATACTCAAATTAAACACCATATACTGTCACATTTTATTTATTCATA